CATCGTTGAAGTTTCCATCAATGAGTAGTAATTTGGTTATGGCATCGTTGGCCTTCTCCCACTGAACGCATGCTCGTCGCAAAGAGTATTCTCGCGAACCGCCGTGTTTTCTTAGCGCTTGTAAGTCTCGTTCGTTTATCCCTAAACTGCGAACAGTGTTCTCATGCTTACCAATCCAATCAATGGATTGGAGCGTAGCCTCCACTTCTTGTTTCTTTGCAATACGGATAGCGTCAATTGCATGGTCAATGGCCTCACGCATATCTTTATTCTCACGCCGAGCCATTCTCAAGTCTTTGACCAAATCACCAGCATCGCGACCGAACATAGATTGGAACCATCCACCATCGGGGAGTGACCGTTTTATTTGTCGGTCAATCAACCCTCGCATCTTTCTCTCTTCCTCAGCCTCTTCAAGTTGATTCGGGCGCGCGGGTGTAGGGTTAGCATTCACTTGCCCTTCGCCTTGAGAAACAGGCGTAGGAGCATCCCCAAAAGAGGGTCCGCGTATGTTTGTTTTAACAAGCGGATGATTGCTCAACATCTCTTCGATAGTGCTCAAATCAATTCCGCTCATGATGAATCACCTCACCGCTCCCGTCCATCGCTAAGGGACTACCATTTTTAACCCAACAGGGTTTACAAAATCCGAAAGGATAAATTACGGGGGTGTGATAACATTCCCCGCAGTAAGTTGGCATTAACAGTTCCACCTTTTCAACGACGCGCCTTTGGGAGTGAGTTTACCGCCTTTGCTCGTAGCACCTTTCATGCCACTCATACGAGCGCAAAAAGACTTGCGCCTCTTGGCCTTCTTCGAGCCGGGTTTGAGTTTGCTTGGCTTGGTTGTCACGGGGGGTTTGAGGTTTGCACCACTCTTGCGCTTAGCGGCGGCTCGACCTTTAGCGTTCAATCCACCTTTCTTACTATGCTTGTTTGGGTTGTACCCGTGGAAGGGTTTGCTCTTCTTCTTTGCCTTAAGCATGGTTGATGAGATTTCCATTGGTGAACAACATGTGCAGAAAGAAACTTCTTTCGCAATCTCATCTTTTGTCATGTTCGCTAATTCTTCCGCTGTTATTGGTTCATGCATTATGTATTCGTAGTCCATCTTAACCACCGTAGGCTTGCCGCCCACTCCTTGTTTTTTGCTACGCTTGCGTTTTGTAGCCGCGCGTTTTTGACCCGATGACATAGAGCCACTGGTCTTGGGAGTCTTGTTTGATACCTTGACAGATGGGCGACACTTTGGATAACCCTTAGAGGATTTGTTGGCTTTGCTACGCCCACATGGAGGATGCTTACCATCCTTACCTGTGCGCGAAACATCAACCCACTTTTCCTTGAACCAACGGTTCAAGTTTTTCTCAACTGTCATACCACACGCACCATCTTTTTCAAAGCAGTTTTTTGTTTATCCATCAAAGCATAGCATGGACATTTGGGAGATTTAGCAGAACATTGATTCCCTTCAATCATGCAAACGCATGGAGTTTTTTTTGTGCCACCGCAACAGCATTTGTCTTTCTTGAGTTTCATTTCTTCTTGCCTCCTTTCTTTTTCTTGAATTTACCTTGACAGTATTGAACGGCCCATCCATTTGCATACGCGCTTGGATAAACTTTGAACTTCCGCTTTGCCGCGGCCTTACCCGCTGGACACAACTTCTTCTCAAGGTAGCCAAACGCGGCATTGCCCGCGAAGCAAAATTGACAATCACAACTCATTCAAAACCCCCATTCATCAAACGGATACATCAGTCCAACAACCCCGCCATTATATCATCCAAGTCCACGATTCGTTCTCGGAACTCGGTAGTAGCCCAATGAGCCAAAGCGAGAGCGATGGCAAAGTCATCGTGTCGCCCAATGCTGTCGAGCCGTCCCTTCTTGCTCATACCAAACATGAGCAATTCTTTCTCAAGTTCAGCCATGAGCGAGCGAGAACGGTCGTCACCCCACGGCAGTCGCATTTGCTCGTTCTCAAAGCGCAACACCAACCCCATGAGAAGTGACTCACGGCGTTGGCGTGTGGAAATGAATGTCTTGATTGGTAAATCTGTATCTGCGCGCAACTCAGTTGCGAAGACCCGCTGGAAGTTGTTCGCTTCCAACTCAATAACATCGGGATTAAACTTCGCGTTAATTCTTTGAATCTCCATAATCTGCGTTCGGAAGTCCATGTTCTTACGGCGTACTGCGTGAACCAACTCAAGCAGTTCGGGGTTGGTTGATGGGCGGCGAAGCACCACCATCACAGTAAAGTCAGCCGCCCTATCGGAAGAGATAGCAGGGTCCCAACCAACGAAGTATTGGTCATCGGGGTCCCCTACTTCGCGGTCAATAATTTTGAGCGTACTGTCTTTAGCAAGTTGGAGAATGGTTGATGGGAACAGACTGCTCACATCGTCCATAGGTTCGCAAAGATATTCTCGCGCGAACGCAATCGCAGGCATGTCAGCCCTGCGCGCATCCAGTGCTACTAAGTCCCATCGTTCGGGCCAAAGGGCTATGCCTTGAGCGTTGATAGCAGGGTATGTTTCAACGAGATACCCGTCGCGACTTTCAAGTTCAGTGTAAAGGTCAGTCGGAGTAAATGGCGTTCCGACAATCATGAGTTTGGATGTGTGGTGAAGTGTAGGCACAAGAACTTCGTAAAACCAAGATGCCACTCTCATTAGTTCAGTATCTGTTGTACCCCACAGAATGTCGTCACAAAGAATGAGGTCGGGGTGGATACCACGAATAGCACCACCAACAGACTTCGCGCTGATGTTTGAACCATTGCTGAAACCGAAGAATGTCTTTGACCAACTGTCGGCTTTCTTCATCTTGGCGAGGAAGGGTATGCCGTCAATGAGGTCGTTGAGTGTACGCATGTGGTGAATGGATTGGTGAAGACTGTGCGAAATCAACACAGCCTTTGTCTTAGGATTGAATGCTGTCTTCCAAAGCATGTAGCCGAGGAACAGTGTCGATTTGCCGTGGTCACGCGCCGCTTTGACACAATAACGCTTGTGTGATTCAAGATTGTTGAACCACTGATTATGGTGCGTTGAAAGTTGAAACCCAAGAATCTCTTCAAAGAAAAACTTGAAGTCACGCTTCGCGACTTCAAAGTCGATTTCTTCTATTGCTTCAAGGGATAACGATTCCACACGCCATCACCTAATCGCTAATTGCTTCATCAAAAGATTCCATCCGCGCGTATCAATGTTGTCTGCTGATAGCGTCAATGGTGCTGAAATACCCATCGGCTCCATCGGCTCTTCCTCTTCCGTGAGTGGGTTTTCCACTTCCGTGAGCGCTTGTTCAACAACTTTCTTTGCTTTAGGGTCGCCTTTTTCAGCCGCCACCGCAGTCTTAGCGGCTTCGGGTCGCGGAACACCCATTCGCTCAAGAACGGCCATAGCGTCTCTTCCTTGCGCAGTCTTAGGCGTAAACGCACCCGGTTCGTATGAACCGCTTTGTAAGGCTCGTCCCATTGCTCGCATTTTTGAACGCGAAGAATAAGGTGTTTCTCCTTCTCCATATTGACCCGCGATTTGCTGGTCATAGACTTCTTGTGGCTTGAGCGCCGCTGGCGATGCTTGAGGCGCGCCTGCTTCGGGTGGAGGCATTTCAGTGGAAGCGATAGGCGTTTCTTCTTCGGTGAGTGGGTTTTCCACTTCGGAAACCATAGGCGTTTCTTCTTCGGTGAGTGGGTTTTCTATTGGTGGGATACTGTCGGTGAGCGCTGAATCAACTGGCCCTCCTTCCATAGCATCCTTCGCCGCTTCTCCTGCCGCCGCTACCGCAGGGTCAACCGTTCGCGCACCTTCTCTTCGCGCATCTCCCAACTCTTTGATTTTTCTTCGGAGTCCACCGATACCAGCGGTAGGTCCGGCTTGGTCAATATCTCCTTGCAACTTTTGTTTGGCTTGTTCATTAGCGTCAAAGTCAGTTTGATATTGAGCCATTTGCTCATCGCGAAGAGATTGGTGTCCGCCTTGTGATGCGCGTGTCTTTTGTCGCGTGAGTTCATTGGCCCTACCTGTTTGCAATCGGTCTAATTCATTTTGGTCGCCGCGCCGCTTAACGGTTCTCGCCAAAACACCGTCGCCGACACGCTTTCCTGTTGCATCTTTTTCACCTAAAAGAGCATCCATACCGTGGCGAGCAGTGTCACCTACGCCTTGCATGAAGTTCCCCATGCGTTGCTTAACACCCGGAAATTTTCGGGCCATGAAATCGCGTGCTTTACCTGCACCAGCGGCAATACCCGCCCCTGTGCCTCTTATGGCTTGACCAGTCATGTTTTTTGCTCCACCAAACGCTCGACCCATAGCGGGTCCGGCAGTGTCCTGTGCGAAGTTCTTCGCCGCGCTACCTGCACCCATGAGGGCGCGGCCTGTGTTAGCCGCGGCATGTCCAGCGGCGGTTCCGTAAAGACCAGCCTGCATAGCATTCCTTGCACCGGGGTTATCCCTATAAGCAGAGATGTTAGCCATTCGCTGTGCAGTTTTGAATTGATTTGTTGCTTGACGAGGATTTCTCACTGCTGTTCCCATGAATGGTTGCGCGGCTTGATGGTTGCGAGTAGTCAAGAATGGTTCTTGCTGTTCTTGCTGTTGTGCTCCTTGCATTCGTTGAGTTGACATTGGAACATTCTTCCGAATGATGTCGGGGTGAGAGTTTTCGCGCTCCGCGACAGCCTTGATGAGAGGTTCCCAAGTATTGTCTTGAGTATCAAACATAACATAGTTCACATCGGAGAGGTTGCCGCCTTTCGCGAAAATAAATTCCATTGTTCCAGCATCTCTGCCGTGCTCAATCATACTGCTGTTCCATTCTATTTCCCATGTTTCAACCATTGACTGCACCACCGCAAGACTTCTTGATAGCGCGAACCACATCATGCGTCGTGTTAAAAGATTTCGCTAACACCTCCCAATCACCAAACGACATGGCTATCGCGCGAACATCTATACTTGACAAACCAACTTGTTTGCTCAACTGACTCATGTCGTAAGAATCCATAGGGTCATACTTGGTCAATAAAGAACCACCCGCGTCGTGTAATTGCACGCGCTCCATAATTGTCGCGATGATTCCCATAGGACCATCATCGGACATTACAAAATCTCTCCCTTCGGGGAATGGATTGAAGTTTGCTAAATCTGCCGAGCCACCGAACGCACTAAGCGGGTCGCCCTCAAGCGGCTCTTGTGTGTTCCCATCGGGCAGTGTTGTAATCGGCTCTTGAGGTGGGAGCACATCATTTGCGTCTTCTTGTATAGCACCAGCCGAACCACTACTGAGGTGGGCTGGAAAAGAGTCGTGAAGATGGTCATAATTGTTGTTGACTTTACCTCGCATTTGATGCATGCCATCGGCTTCACCAAGAGCCTCAAAATCAACCTGTCTTGCCTCTTGAGATGCAATCTCAATGTAGTTCTGCATGACTGATGGTGGAGGGGCTGAGCGAGATGTGTAAGCCGCGGGTTCTATTCCAAGTTCCTCGGCGGTCTTTAACATAGCCATAATTTCAATAGCGGCTTTGTTGCGACCTCTGTCCCCTCCGCGAATCTTTGGGGCAAAATGACTGCGATGTTCAGCAACTTGGTGTTTAATGTCGGGATTGTTGAAATCAATAGCCCCTCTCAAATTTCCCATAACGGTCTGCAAACCCGTCGGTGAACCATCTTTGCCGCGACCGTAAAGCAACTGATTGATTGGCGCGCGAGCCATTGCTCTTGCCGTAGGTTGGTCAAAGCCCTGCTCCATGAGGTCATTCATGACTTCGGTGGACATACCGCCTGCGGTGCTTGGAGAGAATAAATCGGGAAGTCGCTGAGACAAAATGGCAACGATGGACATTGGTGATATTTGACCATAAGCGGCGGTCTGCGCATGCTCGTCTGCGTAGTGTGAAGGAAACACTGTATTGTCTTTAGAGGTAGGGT